GACTTAAGGAAACTAGAGAAACTTAAAGCCATATCCCCTATAGATTTAAATGCTTCCTCCCATGCTTTCATCATGTTTCTAGTTATATCATTATTAGCTGGGTCTAAATGCTTAGATAGTTCGCTAACTGTATTCGCCACAGTAGACACTACCTCTGCAGCAGCTTGGTCTATGTTCATTGCCATATCACCAAATGCATTAATCATATCTTGTCCACCATTTACTAGGCAAGATTCAAGTAGTGATACGAAGTCTAATGCCATTTGTCCTATATCATGGAAAGTATTTGCCCAAGCTTGTAGCATATTTTTAGTGTTCTCATTATTAGCAGGATCTAAATGGTCTATTAAGCCATCTAAAGCGTCTATAGCAACACCAAATCCACGAACAGCCGCTTCACCAAGATTCATAAAGCAATCGCCTAGAGCATTAAGTACATCTTGTCCACCATTAGCCATTAATGACTCAAAGTGGTCGCCTAATCCTAATATGAAATCTCTAGTCTTAACAGATACTTCGTTTAAAGCATCTAGGTAGCCTTGTGTATTCATGTTCTTAGCAGGGTCTAAATGATCCCATAATCTAGCTAAGGAATCAAGTATCTCTCCACCTATTTCCATAGCCGCTATACCACAAGCTAGTCCTATCTCTGCCATATGTTGCACAAACTCTTTACCACCATGCTCCCAAACTGATTTTAAGAATTTGCCTAAAGAATCACAGAAATGTTTAAATGAATCTATTAAGTCCGCCCATTCTGCTTTCCATCTATCGCCTAGTAAGTCCCAAGCTGCTTTAAATGGCTCTAGTATTTCATCCATAAATGCTTTCATCTTATCAGCGAATTTATCGAATGGACCTTCACCTTCAGTTAATTCTCCTACGTCTGGTATTAGTTGTCCACCTTCACCTGGAGTTATATCTGTTGGGTCAAATTCTTCGCTAGAGTCAGAACCAGTATTGTCAGATAATACATTTATTTCATCAAATCCCATTAATGAACCTTTGAATTTTTCTACAGCTTCTTCAGCTTTTTCAGCAGAGTCAGCAGTTTCATCAAGAGAATCTTTTGTATCATCTATTCCACCTGTATCAATATCTGTAGAGCCAGTACCAGCACCTACATCTCCAACACTAAGAGCGCCGCCTGTCATATCAAATCCAAGTAAGTTTCCTAATGCTTTAAGTGCATTATTACAAGCTACTATTATAGTATTTAACCATTGAACTATAGGTTTTAAAACATTAGCTAAGAATATACCTAATGTGCCCATTAAACTTTGGAAGTTATTTTTTAATTGAGCAATAGCACCTAAAGGAGTATTAGCTAATGCTTCGTTTATATTACCTACATTATTAGCTATTACTTGAGCAAGGAAAGCAGCTCTTTCTTCTTCAGTTCTTAATGCTTGGAATTTTTTAATTTCTGCTTCTGATAGATATATACCAGATTGTTCTAATGGTGTTATAGTACCTTCTCTAATAGCTTCACCTATTTGTGTAGCAACTTCTTCTGCATCTTCTGGAGTAGCAAAGAAGCCACCTCTCTTAGCAGTTAAATTAGCTATAGCAGGCATTAATGTTTCAAGTGCTTTAGCAGAGTGTACATACATAGATAACTGTTCAACACCTTTAGTTAAAGCTGTTTCACTTACTACACCTAGATTAGCTTGTTCTTTTATTAATTGTCTTATAGCTGTAACAGTCTCATTTGTAGCACCCATTCTGTGTTTCATAAGTGATGTTAATTTGATTTCTGCTTGTGCTAATGTTGTTGATTGTTGTATAGCTTGTCTACCTAAGTTTATTAATCCATATATAGATCCAAAACTTAATATTTGACCCAATAAGCCTTTCAAACCTGATGTTAATTTTCCAGTTGCTTTAGATGCATCACTAGCACCTTTGTGGAAGATTTGCTTAATTTTGCCCCATAGAGTTTTACATCCATTAGCGAATTTGCTTAATGCAGCTTTAGCCTTACTTAATCCAGCTTTAATGCCACTAGCAACTTTACCACCAAGTTTAATACCGTCAAATACTTTACTTAATGCAGGTCTAGCACTTGAAGCAAATTTAGAAATAGCACTTTTTGCTTTACTTAAACCTGAAGCAACACTAGTATACAACTTATTAGACTTAATTCCAGTAAATGCTTTGCTTAAATGTGATTTTATTACTGATCCATAAGATTTAACAAGTGCAGAAGTTTTATTCATACCTAATTTAGCTAATCTAGGTACATAATTAAACTCTTGCCCCATTTTTCTTATTGATTTCTTCATTGGCTCTGCCATTACACTTCCAAATGCTTTTAGATAAGTACCTACAGATGCCATTTTAGTTTTTATTTTATTAGCTACACTTGATGCAGAATGTCCTAAAACAGTTAATGCTCTATCTAGTTTATTTGGACCTACATTAACATTAAATGCACCTCTAAGTGCTTTTCTAATACCAGCACCTACTTTTTTACCTAATTTTGATAACAGTTCTAATTCTTTTCTATAAGCAGAGAAACCTAATGAATCGGGTCCGCCTTCTCCATATTGCACTTCTCCAGCAAGTTGTGCCCTTCTAGCATATGTTTCTAATTGAGGAGTAGACATATGTTTTGGAAAAACTTTTGCTTTATTTAGAGCTTTATTAAAATCATTGATAACATCTAATAAATCTCTAATTGCTCTTTCATCTTCTTCTAGTCCACTTGTATCTAAACCAAGTTCTGCATTACTTAGTTTTTCATCATTTAAATCTTCTCCTAATGCGTTTAAAGCACCTTTAAGTTTCTCAAATTCTTTTACAATGCTTTTTATACCATTTATACGGTCATCAAATTCAAGTTCAGGCAATGCTTTTGGTAAATCTTTAGAAAATGACCCAAATATATCTGATGTCACTTTCTTTAACGTCTCAACATCTTTGTGTAATTTAGATGCTCTACTTTCTCCATCTTCATCTTTAAGACTTGCTTTATAATATGCATCTTTATTAGGCATATTATTTCTATCTATTTTAAAGCCTAATATTCGACGTTGTAATAGATTTTTAAAACTATTCATGCCAGTTTCTGCTTGGGGTTTAAAAAAACTGGCTAGCATTTCTTCTCCTGCTTTTTTAAACTTTAGACTTTGTTTTTTAGTATCATCACTAGTCTGTTCAATTTGACGTGTTAATTCCTCAGCTGCTTTTTCATGCTTATGATATCTTTCATACTCTGGTGTTTTTTGTTCTATTTCAGATACAGGTTTATCAGAGCCATTAGGACTTCCTAATTTAAGTTGTCCTGCAATCATTGCAGAAGCTAAAGCCTCTTTAATCTTAGTTCCTGTACTCTTAGCATATGAAGCTAAATCATCAAGTTGATCTTCGCATGGTGTTAAGTTTAATATACCTTTATCATTATTATCTACACTTGATTTTATATCTTCTTTGATTTCATTAAGTTCCTTAGAAATAGATTTAGGCTTTTCTAATTTAAGTTTTCCTAATTTAACCTTCCCTGAAGTTATTGCAGTAGTTAAGGCTTTTTTTACTTCAGCACCAGTATCTTTAGCGTGTGGAACTAAGTTATCAAGTTGTTCTTCATATGTATCATCAACTTCATCTGCATTACTTATTGAAGACTTTTTAAAACTTTTAATACCTTTAGTTGGTATTTTTGTATTACCAATTAGTTTAGTAATATTTTCATTCAAGTCGTCAATTGCTATGATTAGCATATCTATATTTGCATTTAGTTCTTCTAGTACCTGTGTAAGCCCTCCATCTGGATCTATAGTCATAGCTAATTCATTTTTATTCGTGAAATCAAAATTGTTTTTAGATTGTTTTTTACCTTGTGTTAAAGGCTGTCCAACTTTACGTATATTCTTCTTGTCTTTTTGCTGTTGTTTGATTTCATTAGCTGTTTGTTCTAAATCATTAGATAGTTCTTTAAAAGTTTTACTAACTGCGTCAGCTACTGTTTCTGTATCTTTGGTAACTTGTTTTTTAGCTGCTTCTAAATTAGTAAAATCAAAGTTGTTTTGAACTTGTTTTAAATCACTAAGTTTTGAAGCTGTATTTTTATCAGTTTTGCCTCTTACATTAGCTTTGGCAAACTTACTTTGCATTTCTTTTAGTTTCTTCTCTGCATCAGAAGAATCTATTGTTAATGCTAATTCATCAGAGCCATTTCTTGATTTACCAAATAAAGCTTTTTTAATCTTTTCTCCAGCTTTTTTAGCATATTCTATTAATGCATTAACTTCTTTTCTGAATGATGGTAAGAAACCTAATGAATCAGGGCCACCTTCACCAAATGATACATTCCCTGCATCTCTAATTGCTCTAGCTTGTGTTTTTAATGCTTCATTATCTATTCCTTTATTACTAGCACCTTTTTGAATTTTAGATAATCTATTTCTTGATTGTTGTAAAGATGTTAGTCTATCTTGTAGTTTCTTAATAGCAGATGTATCAAAATTTGCGTCTGATACAGACTCAGCTAACTTTTTAATATCTCTATTTAAATGTGATAAGTCTGTTCTGCTTAATTGTCTTAATATTTCTTCACATGCATCTAAATCATCAAGTCCACCTAATAACCCTTTACCATCTACTTTATCTAAATTATTAAAGACATCACTTGCACTATCTAATAACTTAACAACTTCTAATAAATCATCAGCAGCTTCGTCTAGTCTAGATTTTAGTTTCTCTACATCTGCCGTAAACTTCTCTAATCTTGGATTTTTTGTAAATGCTCCTACTTCTCCAGCATTAGCATCTAATATAGTACTCATTTGCTTTCTATGGTAGTCTTCCATACCATTTTCAGCATTAAGGTCTGGAGTTATTTTTGATAAATCAGAGATTAATTTTTTAGTTTTAGTTGTATCTACATCTAACTCTATTTTAGGCTTATTTAATAACTTATCAAGTATTTCTTGCTCATTTTCTGTAAATACATATGATGGTCCTTGTTTCTTTGTATCTTTTATAGGGTTATTCTTAGAACCAGGCATAGCAACACTTGATTTAAGTGGCCCTATATGGTCAATCATTTTGCTTATGCTTTGTTGTGCTTGTGATAATCTAGGGTCTTTGCTATTAAAGTCTGGATTTATTTTAGATAAATCAGATATTAGCTTTTTAGTTTCAGTTAAAGTTTTATTAACTTTAGTTATATCTTCTTCTACATTATCTACATCTTTCCACTCAACATCAATTATAGCACTCTCTGGTATCTGTGGTTTTTCTTCTGGATTAACTTCATTCCATTCAAATTCTATATTTTCTACACTATCAGGGAATTCAGGGCGAGAACCATTAATATCTTGCCACTCTAAAGCAGGTAAACCAACAGGTGCTTGTGGTTTAGTGAAGTTTTGTATCTCACTTATTAATGCTCTTATTCCTGGAGTCATTTGATTTAATACATCTCTAGCAAATTCAAAGCCCTTAGCTATTTGAGGAGATAATGAAGTTAAATCTTTTGAACCTTCTAAAACGCCATTTAAAGCAATTTCTAAAAAGTTTGCTTGTTCTACAGCTTCATTTATACCTATAGGTGTTTGATGGAAGGCTTCATTTAATTCTTGTGCCATATCCATTAAAGATGCAACTTGTCTATGTAGTTCATTAACCATAAATTCACTAGCATCGTAATCTTCTGCAGGCTCATTAAGTCTTGGAATACGGCTTTGTTTACGAATATTATGTGTATCTTTAAATGCTTGTGTCATAGCATCTACTTGAGATGTATCAAGTTTACCTGAGCCAAATATATCAAAATTAGCTGTATTTTTTAAGACATTTTTCTCAAGGTCTAATACTCTATAGCTAACCTCTATGATATTTTGTAATTGTTTAGATACTTGAGTAGGTATAATCCCTGGGTTTACAACTTCGCCTGTAAAATATTCTTTATTTCTATTTGCGCTTGTATTTCTATTTATACTAGCGCCTGGCTTGTTATTTGATTTTACTATTTCATTACCATAAGAGCCAGTTCCTAATCTTTTAATATTGATAGATTTACTAATATCGTCCATAAATCTATTGTATCTATTTGTTGCTTTAACTGATTGTTTTAATGCTTCTTGTAAAGCTTTAAGAAATGCCCCTGTATCTGTAACTTCACCTAATATGAAGTTTACTTTGTGGTTAAGTTGCTCAAGAGTGAAAAATAAACCTGAATCAACTTTATAATAATTAATAGGTCTTCCATCTGAATGTGTACCCATTTGGATTTTTTTCTTAGGTTTCGCTTTAGTTTCTGGTGGAATTGCTGCTGGAAGATTTTCTTCTACTTCTTGTGGTTGTTGCTGAGGTCTTCTTACTTTATAGCCACCTTTTTTATTTAATGATTTACTTAAACCATTAATAGCTTTAACTACATCGTCATTATTGGTATTAATATTTATACCTTTAATAGCTGAAGTTAATTTATTGCCTAAATTATCTATAGCGTGTTCTAAACGTGTAGTATTAGCATTATTATTAGCTATTACTGCATTTGTAGATTTGATTATCATAGCACCTATGTATTGACCAGAAGATATACTAGATGCTGCATTTGAACCTGATGAACCAGTAGCAGATCCAGATATAGAAGTCTTACTTGTAACACGGATATTACCATTGATATTAAGTGCCGCATTTAATTCACGTCTAATATCATTACAAGCACTTCTTACTGTTTGTCTAGCTTGATTCATTGCAGATGTTATATTAGAATTAAACTTAGTAAAGCTAACATCAAATGCTTTGTTTAACGACTTAGTGATATCTTTAGACATAGCCTCGAATTCTTTAGTTGTATCTTTTCTAGATTTCTTAACTAGGTTAAGAGTTGTTTTATTAATAGAAGTTAAACCGCTTTTAATGATTTTATTATTATCAGCCATAAGCTTTTTAGTAGCTTTAGGTCCTAATGCCTTATCTATGCCTTTAGTAACAGTTTTAAGCTGCTTATTAAGGTCGTCTAACTCAATACTAATCTTAATCTGTAATTCATCTAAATTCATTGTGTATCTCCTTTCTATGTATTAGTTTTGGGTGTTTTATAGTGGAAAAATGGTTAAAGCCTTGTAATACCAACGCCTCTGTTTGTTCCAAACAGCGTCGGCCCAGTAATAAATACATTATTATATATGTATTATTTACTGGTTTGTGGATGTTTAAATAAGCTAGGATCCAGTCATATCAATGTCTTTATTGATCTTATCGCACACTTTTTCCCAAGTTTTAAACATACACATGATTTGTAATAATAAAAATGGGCCAATATACTTTGTTTAATAGTACATTGACCCATTATTTTTGTTCTTCAATTTTAATTCCATACAATTCTTCTATTTCTTTAATTTGTTGTTTAGCATTATGATGTTCAGTATATTCTATCATTCTAGCCTTCATCTTCATTGCTTCCATATTTATTAATTCTTCTTCGCTAGGTGCTTCAAATATACTAGGATATGCTTCATGTATTTCAGGAAATTTACCGTCAGAACTAAATAAACGTGATACAGATATACCTATTAAGTTAGACAGTTGATAATCAAAGAATGCCCTATCTTGTCTTTCTCTTAATAGTCTGTTGGAGTATGCTTTCATGTATCTTAGCATCTCACCATATGTACTATTCCAGAAGAATTCTTCAGTTATTCCAGCTTCTAAACATTTGATTAGTAATCTTTTAAATCTGGTTTCCAAAGTAATATCTTCTTCTAATACATCTTCATTGGGAGATTCATTATTAGCATCTTCTTCTTTATCATTGACTACCTCGTCATAGTAATCGTTATCACCGCTTATAAATCCCATATCTACAAATAGTCTGATAAGAGTGTTTAAAAAAGACCCAATATCACCTACATTTTCTATATAATCATCAAAGATATCATATGCATCATCAATAGTGTATTTTGTTTCCCCGCCCTGTAATGACACATAAAGTATGTATACTAGGTCTTCCAAACTAATTCCATAAGCATTATAAATTGCTGCCTTTTGTAATATATCTAATGGAGACTCACCTAATAGACGTTCTAATTGCACCACATCAATAAGAGTTAATCTTAAATTGTATATGTGGCAATCATCTATTTTTAGTTGTGAATATAACATTATTTAGCTTTCTTTTTGTTTTTTGGTTCATCCATTTTTATATATCCACTAACTGATAAAACATCTATTACTACAGGTATTAATTCCATCATTGTATTTCCTGCTTCTATAAATTCATCATATAAGTCATAAACAGCTTCCATACTATATCCATGTTCATATTGTTGTAAAGCTGCCCATAATATTATTAACATATCATTTATTGATGGTAATGCTCCTTCTTGTGCATCCATTAGTATATTAAGTGGACTTCTTCCTAAAGCTTTTTCTAATGCTACTACTTGTCTAGTTTTCATTCCTAATTTTAAAACTTTTTCTCCGACTTTTAATTCAACAAAATTTTTCATTTCTTGTTTCCGCTCCTTATGTATTATTTTAGTTTTATTAGATTAAGGAGCCATTAATTGTGGCTCCTTGTTTATTTAATTAATAAAGATTAAGCATTGTAAGTTATTTCAGATTGTAAAGCTACTGACATAGCGAAAGTTATTACAGCGTTAACTCCAACACCTAATATTCTTACAGATATATCACCTTCAAAAGAGAATGTAGCCCCATCTGGGAATTTAACTGAACATTCTTGTACTCCTTTTCCTTCCATTGCAGCTAATTTAGCATAGTTTCCATCTGCTCCTGATTCATATATAAAAGTGAACTCTAAGTCTCCGAAGTCTTTAACACCATTTATATATTGTCTATATTCATCTGCTAAAGTAGTTACATCTAGTTTTTCAGGAGTTGCTCCCATATCTGGTATATCAGTTAATCCTGCTATAACTGCTCCACCTACTGTTAATTCTATTCCTATTGAACTATGTTTTGCCATTGTCTATTCATCCTTTCGTTTTAAGTCTCGTGGACTAATTATTATATATTTCACCCTTATGATTTATTATTGCTTTGAATCTTAATGTCTTGCTATAGTACCCATCAGAGTACATATCTGGACTTGTATAGTCCTTATTAAATCCTACATTTCTTAATGCTCTATCTATCATATCAATGATAGCAAATATATCTGTAGGATTTTGAGAGTAAACAGTGAAGTTATATGCAATATTAGCGTATTCATTACCTAAAACAAAAGCATAGTCACTATTTACTACTTCATTGTAGACTACGCATGGAAATTCTGCGTTTTTAGGAGGATTCATATAATAACAATTCATTCTAGTCGTTTTCTTTATCAAGTCCACTATGTCCTTGCGTATATCTATCATTGTTATTTGCCTCCTTTGTTTATAGAATCTATTAATCTTTGTTTAAAGAAATCTTTATTTTCTTGATAAGCAGGATACATAAAAGGTTGTGGTGGCATAAATCTAGTGCCTAATTCAACGAATGGAGCATAGTCCATATCGCTATACACATATCCAGTATGCTTATACTTTTCATTATCAAATCTTGTATCTATTGAATCTCTTAAATCTCCATCATCTACTGGTGATAATTGTTTAGCTTGTGCTTTTATTAGATTGCACCCATCTTCTAAAATAGACTCAGAAGACTTATCTATATTATTAATAAGCTCCATTAACTGCTTTTCTAACTTTGAAGTATCACAACTTAGCTTAATCATTTAAATCACCTACAAGGAACTCTAAATAATCGTCCCATTCTATTACATTCAATATCTTATACATCTTACCTTTGTATTCAACATAAGCACCATCTACAATGTATTGGTTAAGTGGTGAAAAGATACGCCATGATATATTGATATCAATACCATATTCTTTTTGGCTTCTTAATCTATCTATAGGTTGTACATCAACTAATAATGTATCAACAAGTTCTAGTTCACCTTTACGCACTATACCATATTCATCTACTGATGGCTGAACGTCAATATAAATATTAATTGTTTTAGTATAAAACACTAGAATAGTCTCGCATATGGTTTAGGTAATAATGCTTTGATAGAATCATCAATAGTGTAGGATAAGGTCATAGCATCTGAATATGATACAGAACGGCTACCTTGAGTCATAGAAGTAACACCATTAAGTCCTTGAGTATCAGCGCAAAATTGTCTTTTAACTAGTTGTATTATAGCGTTAGGATAGTTATGTATTACTTCTTCTGGTGATAGCTTAGGATTATTTAAATAAACTATTATTGCATTAATGGAGTTTTCTATGTGTATTGTTATCATTTCATCGTTGGAATCATCTTTTATAGATGCTAATATTTTTATTCTTTCAATTAAGCTATTCATGACTCATCATCCTATGCTTTTTTAATTTTTACTAATTTAGTAGCATCAGTTAATGCACATAAGTTTACTTTTCTTAAATAAACATCATTTCTTCTTACGTTAGCTTGTCTTTCTTGTTCTACTTCAGATTCTTGTTTAACAAATAATGTTACAGCTTCTCTAGTTAATAAGTAAGCAGTACCTTCTGGAACCATTCTAGAATGAACTACTGGTATATCACATATGCTTCCAACTTGTCCTGAGAATAATATTTCACCTTGGTTAGCTCTCTTGAAGTCTTCGTCTTTTCTTATGTCAGCTTTTAAATCATTTCCTATTAATAAGAATAATCCATTTTCATTTTCAACAGTTACTCCACCAACATTGTTTTCTACTTGCATTAAGCTTATAGCATCAACTATATCATCATAGCATAAAGCTTCTCCAGCTATGTTTTGTTGTATAGTAGCTTTTTCTAATTCAGCAAAGAATTGATTGTTCATATCATTTACCATAGTAACTGCTGCACCTTTTAATCCTACTTCTATTACCATTGGGTCTTTCATAGCTTGTTCATCATAGTAAGCGAAGTTTTGTTGAGCAACTGCTACTTCATATTCTTCTTCTGTGAAAGTAACTTTACCAGATACAGTGTTTCCTGCACCCATAGCTAATCTTTCTACTTGTCCTTCATAGTCATATCTATGTATCATTTTTTTCATCCCAGCATTAGCTGCTAATGAAGTATCTATAGTCATGAAGTTTCTTACATTTAACATTGTGTTTAACATGTCTTCGATTTTGTTTTCTAAGACATAATTATCGTATATCACATGATTTTTTGGCATGTCTTCTTTTCTCCTTTACAGTATTATTTTTTAGTTAACTCCTTATATCTGTCAGGATTCTCACGAGCCATCTTTTGTTGCTCTGCTAATGATAGTTTCATAAACGAAGCTCTATCTAATCCATCATTGTTAGGAGTTTGTTTAGTTTTAGGCGGTCTGCCTTTAAGTTTATTAGATACACCTTTTTCAACTGATTGTGCGTATAAATTTGCAAAGTTATCTATTGCTTCTTTGGTGGACTCAGCATCACCTTTTACTAACATTTCAGCAAATTCTATAGGCACATTCTTAGCACTTAATTCTTTTTGAGTCTGAATCAACAATCTTTCACGTTCAAATTCAGCACGCTCTCTCTCAAACTCAGCCTTTTGTAATCTGAATTCTTCTTTGGCTCTTTCTTCAGCAGACATTTCTGCTAATCTTTTAGCTTGGTCAACCTCATTTTTCCATTTGTTTTTTTCTTTGCTTAAGCGTTTTTCTATTATGTTATTAACTTCTTCTTGTGTAAATAACTTCTCCTGTTGTTTCTGAGGTTCTGCAGGTACCTCATTATGTACGTCTACATCAACATTTTGGTTATCTGTATTATTTATATCTTGTGGCATTTATATCTCTCCTATCTTCTTTTAACACCCATAGTAGGTGCTTTATTTTGTCCGAGTGTTCTTCTTTTACGCCTGGAACCAAGTGAAAAAAGGCATCTATTTATTACTACCATTAACGATAAGTATTACTGTTACTACTAAAATTGCCCACACCCATATTGCTCCTATGGTAGCGGCAGGTATCTGTATTAGTATCCATGGTATACTAGTCCACCCGAAATAATTAGTTATAGATAATATAATAACTATCCATGTAGCAACATCAAATATTTTCACCATAATAATACCTCCTTATAATAAAGAAGAAGGCTTATTCATCGCCTTCCTCATTGTTTTCCTGTTCAATCAATCTATTATTAACATCTTCATCTGATTCTTCATTTTTTTGTTGGAATTGAACCATATTAGCTTCTTTTTCTTCTTTTACACGCTCTTTCTCTTGTTCTGGGTCTATTATATCTCTTAATAGTTCCAGAACGCTTTCTTTTGATATTAAATTAGCTACTTTATTAGCTAGGTCTGCTTGTTCTTGTAAGTTATCTATAGTATTACGAGTAAACTTAATGCTAACATCTTGTATTATATCTATAGGCTCACTAGAAGTTATGTTAATGATATTGCATATTAATTCTATACGTCTTAATAAACCTTTCTTAAATAGTGCTTCTTTAGTAGCTGCTTTATAGTTTAATCCAGCTAGTTTATATTGCATAGCTACACCTGAAGCATTTGATGCGAAGTTTTCATCACTCATGTTTGGTACAAAGCTAAACTTATGTATATCATTATCTAATCTATTCTTATAATTTTCAGTAGCAGAATCATTTATGTTTTTAGTAACAAATTCAACATTTCCATCTGGGTCTGGGAAGTTAAATACTTTTAATTCTTTTAATTGTTGAGCCATCTCTGGGTCTAAAGATGCACCTACCACTTTTAAATAACAATCTGTGAAGCTTTCAAAATCATTAGCTGTATCTGATTGTGCTTGGTCATATGCATTAATTAAATCTATTACTGGCTCAAAGTCTCCCATTTTAGAATCATTGTTATCATACACTATAAATGGAACATCACCAAATGGATGTAATTCTACAGATTCAGCTTCTCCATAACAAGTATGTCCTTCGTATGAATATCTTTCAACTCTGTCTTTATAATAAACTTCCACATATGTTATAGTTTTATCTTCAACTATATCTTCTTCATCCCAATGTCTTATAACTGTATGTATATCACCTATTACATCAGGTTGTCTTATTACTATAATTTCAGTTACATCTACTGGTGCAAATCTTATGTCGCTATTTTCATCCATAAATAGCATTTCAACTGCTTGTCCGAATATTGAACAGTCTGTAGCTAATTTCATATTAACTGCGGATTCATCATTATATTTATAAATATCATCAAAAATAGGCCCATATTCATCAGGAAAAGTATAGCCTATAGGTTTACCCATAAAGTATCCAACTGAAGCAGTGACGATATAGTTTGCATAGCTGTGGGCGATTTTATTATTAGGTGCTGATGGGTCAGCTTTAACTCTGTTTCTAATAGCATTTCTAGTATCATACATAGCTTGTAAATCTCTATAATGTGAAATGTATAGTTTATGGTTATCTATTAATTTTTGTATCTCATAAATACTAAAATCTTTTTGCGTTCTTTTAATATCTAACATTGTAATCTCCTTTCTATATGTTATAGAAACTCTTATCTGTAATATATAAGTCTTTCTTCTTGATACGCTCCATCCCATAGCGTAGGGAATCGAGCAAATGATTGTAATCATCTATAGGTTTATTTATCATTACTCCGTCCTTAGTATCCCATACATAATTTGATAATTCTAATAAGGTATTCTCACACTTAGGATGAACTATTATTTTATAGTCTTGTATAAGTTGAATACCATTAAGTATAGAATCTTTTCCTTTTGCCGCACCTTTAATCCTCATTACTCCCGCTCGTTTTATCTCCTCAATAGACTTTGGCTCACTAGAATCAGCTATAATAACTTCTTTAGCATACCCTTTGTATTTAATCATTGCTGCAATTTCACTATTTGTCATTGCTTTCTCATAATGTTCATCGAATATATATAATTCTTTAGTATCTTGGTCTACTAATGCACATATGAAAGCTGTAGGGTCATTTGTGTATCCAAAGTCAAGTCCGAATATGGATGTTACACTCTTTCTTTTGCTTATCTCTTGATAGTCAAACTCTCTCTCTACGAAATCTTCATACACTAATCCTTCTGCTATTCCCCACTCACCTAAGCCTTCTATTGCATATCTACGTGGGTTTCTTACTTTCATAGACTCAAATAAGGCTATATCATCAGGACCCAGCCACTCATTTGTTTTATAAGTAGTTGTTAAAGCTAATGTATTTTCATCTGGATTATCATAAAACCTTTTCTTTATCCAATGTTTCTCCGACCACGGGTTAAACGTCATTATAATCTGCTTATAATAGCCTTCAGGTAATTCTCCCCTTATTGACATATCTATTTTATTGAAACTATCTTCATCTGCTATCTGGAAAAATTCTTCAAACCAACAGAAACATATATAACCTTTTTCTACTGTTATAGATGTGATACTCATTGGATCATCCGTCCCTCTAAACAGTATCTTTTGCCCTGTAGGTATATATGTGGCTTCCAATGGACTCAAGGAAAACTTCCATAAATGACGTACGCCTAAATTATTTACCGCCCATTTTAATTGTGCAAAGGTACTATCCTTATGTGTGTTAAATACCCTTCTAATAACAAGTGTATTAGCTAATGGATATTGCATCATCTTATATATGATTTTCATAGCCGCAGTACATGATTTCTTACTCCCTCTGGAACCTTTAACTAGTAGTCAAAGATAACGATGCTTAGATAGCCAGAAGTCTTTATATCCTGCACCTATTTTATCTGCTATATTAATTTTATTCATCGTCATTATTGACCACCACCTTCCTAGTCTTTAATATCATCTTCCCCTGTAAATATAACCTGAGCCACGTTAGCATTAACGTCATGTTCTTGTCTATCCTTCCACTTATCATACGCTCTATTTTTAAGCCAGAATATCATACTCGTTGTATTTGGTTTAGCATACTTAGTTACTTCTACTACTTCTCCACTCTTAGTTAATTCTTGTTCCGTGTAGTAGTACCCACAAGCTGATTTAAATAATGCATTCTCAACTTCATATACTGCATCTTGATTGCCACGTCTTAATGCTTCATCAAGTTCTGGATGTTGATTTTTATAATTACACAACGTTGATAGTGCTATTCCAAGATAATCTGCTATTTCATCAAGTGTATGACCTTCACGATACATACCTTCGATTGTAGATAATTTTGGTTTAACTTGCGATTCATATAAACTTTTTCTACCTGCCATTTCATCACCTTCTTCCATTTTTAAGCTCTATTTATTCTAATTAAAAGCTGTATAGCTTGATTTTACCGTTCTTCTAATACATCTTCATCATTGTCGCAAAAAAAAATCCACGTCGGAGGAAGACGTGGAGAAAACAAATATAAATTATAAATTAGGAGGATTTATTATGAAAATATAACAAATTTATTAGAGATGGTATACCTATACCACTTCAGGCTTACCTTCATTTTTATTTTAATAATTGATTCAGATTGTTTAATTGTTTAAATAAAGCTATTCTATAATATTTTAAAACCTTATCATAATTATAATATCCATAATTAAATGCTTTCATTACTTCCAATGGAACATATGATGTTAATGCATCGTTAATTACTGTTTTATCTCTGTATTCTAGTATACTAGCTACGAAATCATCAGACTCAAGTATGTTTTCTATTAATCTTATATTAGTTTTTATTTCATTTATTCTGCTATCATCACAATGGAATTGTTCTTCATATGCTTTAGTTGTTCTATTATATATACGTTTCTTGTATGATGATTTATTTTTAGATTCAATTGCACTATCGTCTTCGATAAACTGCAATTGTTTTTGGGTTAGAAAAGATTTTTTTTCATTATTAAACCAATTTGTGAAAAATGATATATCTTCATCTGGATTATCTATATGTAATCCATGATTATATTCTGGTGCATCTGATAATGTATCTTCATTGAATTCTATATAATCTGCTGCTGGTATCATACCACCTTTTGATGAACGTCTATGTCCTGATAGATTTACTTTTGTTTTTAATACTGCTAGTTTATAAACAGATGCAAGAAATGAATGTGTTATAGATAGTTCTTTAGTATGTATATCTGCGGCGATTTGTTCTAGTTGTTCATCTGTAAAATCAGGTGCTACTTTATTAACCATAACTTCGTACATAGATGCATATGCCTCGTCTCTGATGATTGTAGTGTCATTCCAGTCGCGGAAGCATAATCCAAATGTTTTTTTGATTATAGCATTAACCGTCATATGATTTCTATATTTAAAGTCGATAGTTTTCTTGTCTTGTGAGTTTACTTTTTCTTCATAATAATCAACTAAATCTATTTGTATTAATTCATTTACTATTTGTTCTAATAATTGTCTTCTCATTATACCCATCTCCTTTAAATTTATTAGTTAATATATTCTAAGTGGTATCCTTTTACTGTTTTTCTTTTGCCTTGGCAACAAAGACTTATGAATTGATAACAACACCCAAAGTATTCAGCCGCTGCTTTAGATGTATAGAAAACCATATCTAATTCAATACAATATATTCTTTTGTTTTTAGTACTTCTTCTAGTTTGTAGTGCATTTTTTGTTCTCTCGCCATATATGTTATTGCTTCTAACAGTGACCCATTCTAAATTAGTCCATACATTATTTGTTTTATCTTCATCTATGTGATTTACTACTAATCCTTCATCATATCCATCCACAAATGCTTTTGCAACCAATCTGTGAACCAAGTGATGTTTTCTTTTGCCGTTCTTACATAGACTTACTTCTAAATAATCATTACCGCTTATAAATGTAGGTGTAAGAAAACGTTCTCCTCTACCTTTTAAAGATTTAACTCTTCCTAAGTTACTAACTTGATAATCTCCATCATAACCTTCTATATCTCTCCATATTTCTTCCATTAAAATCCCACCTTTGATTTATATTCTTACTATTACTATATGTAGTGTTACTTTGTACTAGGAAGTTTAAGAGCCTTAATTGGCTCCTAAATTCTATCATCATCAACATTATATATTGTAAATATTATTTTCCCATCTTGTAGGGAATCACAAGTACCTATTGTTTGTGGAATAACTTTTGCAACAACTTTATCGTCTACACCTAGACAACGATTAAATATCATGTCTATTGTAGCTTTGAATAAGTTATCTGTATCAAATCTTTCAGGATGAATAAAATTAAGTTCTACTATAACTGATTTAGGAGCAAAGACAATTCCTTTTGATTCAAAATATTCTCTTGTTGGTATTTGATGACGAGGAAAGTTTTTTATCCACCAATTATATGCAGGAGTTCTATGTTCATCTTTATACATGCAATTTAAGCTAAATGGTGCAAAATCTACTGTTATCCATTCTCTCTCAGGGTTATAATATTCTTCAAGTTCTTCTGCATACGTTTTCCAATGTTCTAATTCGTCTCTTAATTCTTGTTTATCTTGTTCTGCTTTGTTTATTTGTTTAGTCATACCAGATTTAATACCGCCATTTCTTTTATTTGATAATCTAGTAATCTCACCTTTTATTTCAAGCATTACTTCTTGATACATAACAACTTCATATGTTTTCATTTCTAAATTGTTGTTAGCTATATAGTTTTGTAATTCATCTATTATAATCTCACAGCGTTTAATTCTATCTTCATTATTTATACGGTGGGCATCTCTTTCTATTTTTGATAACTCTTTAAATTCGTTCCAGGTATTTATAAGATTTGTTGTTTCTCTAAATGTATTTCTAATACGTTTTATACCATACTTATTTTGATAATCTATTGCTTCTTGTGTAGCAGATTCAGTTATATATACCCCACATTGTCTTAACTGTGGTAATACTTCTTCCATCACCCATTCTTCAAATTTCTCTGCTTCTGGTAAATGTGAACCAAATATCAATCTATAAACATCCGACTCAGGTATTATATTCATTTGTTGCTCAAACCCAGTAATATCAAGGACGGGATGTTTCATCCCGTGCTTACAATGTCTTGATATTGCTTTATGAGGTTCTTTATATCCTAATGCTTCTGCAATATCTTTACCTATAAAATATATTTTTTCATCTATTACTAATGTTCTTACTTCCCCAAATAAATCATTATTAAAAGTTATTATATTATTCATATAAATTTTCCCCTTTCATATCTACATTATAAAGTGAATATTTTATTTTCCCATCAGATTCAAATTCACAACGTTTTAATGCTGTATATCTTACTTCTACTAAAGTACCTTGAGGTATATTATACATATCTTTAAGTAGTTGAGTTAATCCTTGCATCATATTAACCGCCTTCGCATCTTCTGTAGCTGTAAAATGTATCTCTACCCCAAAATAGCCTCCAAAATCAACTCCTGCTACTTCTTTCCAATCTCTTTTATCTGCTAATTCTTCAAGTGGGAATTCATCGAACCATTCTATATAATCTGATGTTTTAGCTAACTCACCAAATCTATTAAGTGCTACTGGTGTTTCTCCTTTAAATCCGTGATAGTTTATTGTATTATAAAATTTATTCATCATTTTTTATTCCTCCTCGATTATATATTGTAAATAGAAAACATTATACGTCCATCTTCTACGTCTTCACATGTTCCAACTATTTCGAATTTGCAACCTTCAATTTTACCATCTGGTATATCTAATAAATCTTTAAGTAATTGATGTAATCCTTGTGCCATATCTGCGACTTTAGCACCTTTCATTGCCACAAATTTTGATTCAATTATTAAAGAACCATTAAAATCTACTTCACACATTTCCCATTCTTCTCTTGTTGGCAATTCATATACTGGGAAGTTGAAGTACCAATCAGCAAACTCATTACATTTATTTAATGTATCATTTTCAAAATCGTATAATAATACTGCATCTCCAGTGTATCCATGATAATCTACTGTTGCAAAACCGTTATGTTTCATTGTAAACTCCTCCTCTTAGATTTTTTATTTGTTTTATCTATTTATTACTATATACACGAGGTATGTTAGTATCTCAAATCAGGATTAGAATAAAAATAAGGATTAAAAAAATTCGAGTTTCTGATTGTATCATCATAGCTTTTTTCTACTACATATAAATTACTATAAACTTCATCTACATCTAATAATCTATTGTTTGCTAAGGAAACAAAGTCCCTTGCTATTTGGGTAATATCATCTTCAGTAACATTATGTATTTTTTCACGGTAGAAATAAGCTATTGCAGATACACCATAATAGAATTCATATTTAAAATCAGGATGGTTATGATAGACTTCTTGTTCAAGTTCGGGGCGAAGAATCAAATTCATAGTACCTATTGTGTTATCATTATATACAATTTCCCATTTGTAAAAGATAGTATTGCCTAAAAACTCTTTACTATCAAATATAAACATATGAATTGCCACCTTCTTTTTAATATTTTCATTTTTACTATATGATTTAGATGAATGTTTCCCTATGCTATCTTTTTATGTGCGCCATTTTTAGCTTTATATAATTTTGTTCTTTTATATTTCTTAAATGTTTTATAATCATCAGTAGTAGCTTTCTTTCCATAATGCTGATGGAATTCCATATGTAATCCGTGAAGTATTACTGCTCCTTGTACATCTTTATGCATCTCTTTAATCTCTTGTATCAGTAAATCTATTTCCCCTGGATTGTATTCTGTTATGTATTTATGATATTTTATATCTAACTTCTTATGTGCTTTATGCATTATAGAATCAAATGCATTATTCATATGATGTACATCTAAAGGATTCTTTTGTGATGATTTTGAGCCTGTTATTTCACATTTATATCCAGCCTTTCTAAGGCATTCTTTCTTCCATTCTTCTGAACCATGTATTCTTAGATATTTTTTTGTTTCCCTGTTAAGCATTGCCTTCATATTGTTTATACTTGCCATCTCTAATTCACCTTTACCTTTCCCTATCTATACTACTTCTCAAAGTAGTTCTTTTTTATTTGCTATTACATTAATGTATTACTGTAAAACATAACCTTATTTAACAGAAAATAAAAAATTTTCAAAAAAATAACCAGCTAAATTAATAGCTGGTCAAAAACTTATTGATAGGTATAATAAAACCACATCATAGTCTATTGTTGATTCAGCACCACCTGTTCATCAACGTTGTTAGTCCAGCACCACCTGTTAACTAACGAAAATTCATTAATTATAAGGGTACTCTTAATATATGCACAGGAATCATTACTGTTTTAAAGCATAAGAAAAGCGACTGGGGTACCAAGCCAGTCGCTGAAAGAGAATGATATTTATGTTATTGTAGTATCTTTTGTTATTGGGTTTACCAGGCCCAATAACATTCAACAAATATAAGTAATATACTCCTAATATATGATTAAGAAACTACTGCTGTTTCTATTTTAGCAAAAAAAATGCAACTAATTTAATTAGTTGCGAGTGTCATATAAAAAGAGATATTGTGCTTTAATCATTTAATCATATCTATTATATGTCGTCTATATGATCCAGATAGCAATCTATTAAAACTTTCATAATATCTATAATATTATAATCAGCTTCATCTTCTGGCTCTATATAGAATCTATCTTTAATAATGTGTTGATAGTAGGTTATTGCTTGTTGATAGTCAATGATATCATCTTCTTCTAATTCTTTAATTATAAATTTTCTTGCCCTTTCAGATAAAGCCATATGTCCTTCTGATACTTTGTCTATAACAGCATTGCATATTTCTTCATCAATACGACTCAAGAAAACACCTCCTTTATAATAGTGTATGCAGAGAGTTTAACAAAAATGCTAACAAACTATTTTTAATGGTTTAGGACCATTTCTTAATAATTGTTTTATTTCTTCTGGTACTTGTGGTTTAGGTAAGTCTTTAATATATTTCCATTTTAGTTTAGTACCATCAGGTAGTTTACCTGCTGATTTTTGTTTACCTAAACAAGCTTGTGAAATAGATTGAAAAGAAACACCAGTTATTCTTTCAGCTTCTCTTACACCGTAAAAAACTTGTTTTGTAGTTAAACAAATTATTGTTTTAGAGGTAGGACTTTTACTTCCAGTTCTACCATACATAGGACAACTTTCACCAGTTCTGCCATACATAGGACCAAGTTTACCTTTGTGAGATTCACTTATTTTTCGTCTCCATTCTTCAGTTCGTTCACAACCACTATTTCCACCTTCGCCGCCTGTAGAACTATTGTAGCCATTCTCACGATTAGTAGTATCGTAAAATGCTATAAAATATTGTTCAAACAAGCATGCCTCATTTTTAGTTAAATCATCAGCAAGAATCACATGTATAATATTATCCCAACCATATTTATTAATAGCTCTCCAAAAATATGGATGTTTCTTATAGCCTTTACCATTAGACCAACGTGCTTCAGGTTTTTGACTTGTTATTCCAAAATATTTTTTACCACTTGGTGATATGTGTAAGTAAAGTACATATTTTTTTTCATTAGTTCCGCTCATTTTTACCATCCCCCTATTAACAAACTTTTATATATATAAATGTATTTGAATCATATTCTGTTGGAATACCATATTGTTTTCTAGTAGCTTTATTAACTCTAACTCTAGTTATTAGACCTTCTTGTTTAAATGTTGGAATAAAATCTAAGACAACTTGTTCTGCTTGTTTTTTAGTGATATGTTTTTTATCTGTATCACGATATGCTTTAGCTAGGTCGGATTCATTAAATAAGTTATTATTGCTTTCTAATAAAGCATCTAATACATTTCTAAGTTTTGTTTCTATTTTATTTTGTTTTTTAGTATCAACAGTTGCTTGTACATTAATAGTTGTTAAAACTTCTTCAGCGCCGAATGTGTTTATTCTTCTATTTACATTGTTACCTTTTTGTCTTACATAGTTATCTTCCATGTGTTGTATTCTATCTTGTATTTGTGCTATTACAGATGGAGAAAGATCCACTAACTCATAAAAATCTACTCTGTTTATATCTTTACCTAATCTTTGTTTTAATGCTTCTCTTTGTTGATTAGCATTAGTTAAGGCATCTTTTCTTATTTCTGCATTAGTTAATTTTCTTAGGAAGCCTAACTCACATAATATAGTTAATTTTTCTCCTGCATTACCTGATATAAAGTTTAGTTTCATTTCTTCTTTTAATGCTCTTTTACCTAAGAAGAATACTACTCTATCATCATCAGTAGATAATGAACTATAAGTTATATGAGCATCTGCAAAGTCTATTATTAATTTATATACTCTAGTTAGTTTTCTTCTGTTTAAATAGTTTTGTAAATCTTCTGGAAGTATTTTATTTACGTTTCTTCTAAGGTCTGCTATATATCTTTCAGTATTTTTTTGATATTCTGAGCCAAAAGATATATTTAAAGCATTTAATATCATCATTTTAACTTTAACTTCTGACATGTCTAATAGTTTTGATAATAATGTTATTAATCTATATCCACAAGCTTCACATGAACAGAAGTACACTTGTTCTTCTCCATCAGTAGCTATTCTAGCAGATGGGTTATTATCTTCATGGCTTGGTAATATGCATCTAAATCTAACGTTTTCTTCTATGCCTAACACGTCTGTCATTTTAACATGTTCATTTATCCATTTATATGCTTCGTTTATATCTAATTCTTGTACATCTGCATATTGTTCTTCCATAGCTACTAAGTTTTCTAATACAGTATCTTTATCTATTTCTATTGATTCATAGTTAGTATCTTTTACATTTGATGGTTTAGTAGTTTTAGGTGCTTGTCCTATTGCTTTAACTACTGGAGTTTCATTTATAACATTATTGAAGAATGATAACGCTTTCCCACCGAATAATATTTTTCCTGGGTCTACAGATGCATCTATATCAACTGTAGGATATTGTGCTTTAACTTCTTCATATAATGCTACCATTTCATTATAATCAGTTATAATTCTATCAAATGCGAATACGACTCTATATCTTTGATGTTCTTCTGTACTACTGAAAGTTTCGTATATGAAACATGGTTGATATTTGTGTTCAAGTGCCATAAAGTCTTCTATTGAAGTATAGCTTTCTTTATTATCTATATCTAAAGCAACTAATGAAGATGATACAAATGAACCATTATTAGTATCTGATAAAACAGATGCTTTCCAGCTGCGTCCATTAACTGCTGCTTGTGCTAAATCTTTTAATATTATAGTTTGTTTGCTTTGTGGTAATCTTTTAGTTATTGCAGCTATTGTTTTTCCTGCTGGTTTTTCATTGTAGCATACTGAGTCAACTAATACTTCTACTTTAGATGCTTGTAATGCTTCTATTTCATCAAGTTGAGCTAATAATCTTTGTGTTAATGCTTTATCTGATTCAGTTAATCCTGAACATTTTCTTGGTTGATATCCTTCTAATAAACTTTCTAGTACTTTTTGATTTAAAAACATAATTACCATTCTCCTTTAAAATTAAATTTGTTGTATATATATTTTTTATTTGGTAAGAATAATCTTAACTAGAATATGCGGTATAAGATACCTCCGTGTCAACGTTCCCTGTAATGTCTTACCTTAATCCTAAAATCTCTCTGTGGATTATGGCGAGATTGCAATTATATATGATTCGGAATCTCTGGATTCATTAGCTACTCTTACTTCCATCGTTGACTTTCACTAGGCCCAATGCCCGTCCCTCAGTCTAGGTTTCATTTGTTCTAAGCAATCACTGTTCTATTCATATAATGTTTTGCTAGGTCCCTCGCTTTTAGAACCAAGGCTCACAGTGGATTGTTGTTTCTCTATTCTAATTCTTTATTACCTCTTACATTTATAATATATACATGTGATATGTACTTGTTCGTTATTTTTGGGATTATTTTAAATTTATTTTTGATAGACATTAGTATTATCAATGACTGTAGCCTATTTAAATCTCTAAATGTCCCTTACATCTATTAATATATTACTCATGGGAATATCTGTATTGCATATTGTAATAAAAATTTATAAGAATTGTATAAATCCAGCGTGATTTTGGGGAATTATTGATGTGAAAATGGGCTAAGAATGGCTTGATTTCAATAGGTTGAGTGTTGTCCAAAATCCCGCTAACCGTTAAATAATACATTATTATATATGTATTTATTATCGGTCAGCGGAGCTTCAAACAATAGATAAATGGCTTGGTTCCAATGGGTTGACGTATCTTTCCTCATATAAATTTCCCATCTTTGAAGATACGCTTGTCTAATAATAATAGTAATACTGCATTAACTTTTAAATCCTTTATAATAGTAAATCGTACAACCAATAACAATCAATACTACTTGGATTCACGGTGGTATTAGCGTAAATGATATATTGGTCTAAGCTATGCTAACCCATGCTATATGTTCAAAAAAATATCAGCTTCGTTAGTATCTGATACTTCTACTCTATTGATTAACATATGGAGTATTGCTTTCTTCTGTGCAATATTAGCTGTTTGATAAATTGCTTTAGCATTAAGGATATTAGCTATCAAAGCTTCATGATAATTAGTTTGTTCCTGCAATGCTTCTATATCTTTGTTAACCTTATTTAATTGTTCTTCCAGTTCTGTTAATTCATTTGTTATGTTATGAATCATTGTACTAACTGCATTAATAGTGGTATCAGGAGCCCCATTTAGAATATACCCTTCAAGCTTTGATTGTGCTAGCTGTACAGCACGCATCTTAGATGAATGGGTATTGGTAAGCTCACGTTGCTTAATGTTTAATACAGCTTGTTTTTTAGTACATCTTGAGTTGTACTTTTCTAATAAGGCATCATGATTCAGGCTATCAAGAATCTGTAGGACTTGTTCTTCCAGATAAGCATCAAGTCTTTTGCCGCTAAAGCTTTTCTTGATAGTACTTCCATTACCTCTACATGCTTTGCATCTGTAGACGTGTGCCTTGGTTTTATATCTGTAATCTCTATTTAAATACAATCTACTTTGGCAACATTTATGATACAGTAGACCTTCGAATAAGATGTCTGTTCTGTTTAATTGATTAGCTGAAGAATTAGACCTGCATTTTCTTGATTCCCTAACTTTATTCGCACGGTTAAATAAATCATCACCTACTATTTCTTTTAACATTGGATGCGATATTCTATCAATCAGGGTTTTTCTGTTACGTATATTATACTTCTTTTGTACGTATGAAGAAGAGTGGTGGATATAATCTTCAAACATTTCTATTATTTGTGGTGCTAGTTCTTCATCTATTATTGCATATCCATCAATTAACTTGTATCCATAAGGTATAGTACCAGATGCCCATTTACCTTCAGCTCTTAGTTTAGCATGCGCACTCTTGACACGTCTACCTGTTTCTATACTACTTTGTTCTGCCATCCAACCTTTGAATGCATTAAGTAATCTGTCAATGTCATGTGCATTTAAAATAGTATTCTCACTAACTGAATGAACTTTAACATTATGTTGGGTGAAGATATCCATAACAGTTTGATATTGTACCATTCTTCTACTGATTCTTGATGATTCAAAAATAAATAGGTTTGCTACTTTATCTTCTTGTACAAGGTGTAAAACTTCTTGTATGCCAGGTCTTTGTTCTACATCTAATTTAAATCCACTTAAACCTTCATCAGAAATATATTTATCAATAGTCATATTGTTTCTGGCGGCGTATTCATTAATGGATTTAACTTGATGGTCAGTATCTTGTTCTGTACTTGAGCATCTTGTATAACAAATATTAATCCTCATTGTCTGGCTCCTCCTTTGTTTCTAAAAATATATCTATTAGCAATTCTAATAATAAATCTAATGATTTATCATCGTATGAATATATTATCACAAAGAATCGCCTCCTTATGCTGGTATATATATGCAACTGGTTCCTGATTTATGACTTCTATCATAGTCATGTCGGAATTTTGTGTACGAAAGTTCTTAAAATTGGAAACTTTTTTAGCAAATTGAGCATATAAAATAAATAGTTATTCATAATATAGAGTTCGATACAGGTAATAAAATGAATGAAGACGAACGCTAGTGAGTCAAGTGAATGAAATTACCATTTAGAATTACAATCAACAGCATTTATCTCATAAAGCAGCACCAGGTAAACACAACACAGCTTACAAGAGCTTCACACAGTAAATGATTAGCTTAGTCTCACTCGGAGCAAAGACAAGCCACACAATCATTTGATAGCTTGCTTTTATTAGATATGACAGCAGTAACTCTTTATAACACTCTTTTATAGGTTTGGAGATACTATGCCTATCAACAAATAAAGGGCACGCAGTTAATGCGCACCCTATTTTTATGTCTGTGGTCGGTGTTCAGACAATTGTTCAGAAAATTTAAATTTCTGAATACTTGTGACAGACCAGTATTTCCAACGGTTTCAGCCGCTTATAGCTTTTTAACATATTTACTACTCAAACTAATCCAGCCCAGCTTTGATTTTAAAAGTCCCATATTGTTCTTAACCTCTACTATGGTAAAGACTTCACCACAATGGACTTGTCCTACAACTTTAGAATTATAAGATGCATTCTCACGGATGTTTAACCCCTCTGCTCCATCATATATAATTTTTACTTCAAATGAATCATCAGTAGCTTGTGCAGGTACAGATTTATTAGATAAACCCTCTGCAATTAGTTTAGCAACCTTATCAATATTATTTAAATATATTCTTGCATCATCTTTATCATCTACAAAACATACTTCTATTAAAATGGAAGGACATTTAGTATACTTGAGCCAGTAAAGACCTCTAGTATCTTTTTTGCTACCTCTATCTTTAAATAATGTAGATAGTTTAGCATTAACTCTATCTGCATATACTTTACCTTTACTAGAAGCATAATAAGTTTCTGTACCTGTAGTATTACCATTTGGATCCGTGGAACCTGCATTAAAATGTAATTGTACAACTACATCGTAGGTACCCATATTGTTAGCTTTATCTACTTGTTCTTTAAGGTAATTTGATGTTCTAGGTTTATCGTGTTGTATATAATCTGCATCAACACCTGCAGCTTTTAAATATTGTACTACTTTCGGACCTAATCTTCTTGTTTCATTAGATTCATTTATATATTTAGAAGCACCACTTCCTACATATCCGTTCTGCGAGTGACTAGCCATAATCAACGCCTTCATTAATTATCATCTTCTTCCTGTTTATATAATTCTAACCATTTATCATATGCATCAAGTCTATCTAGGAATTGTTCTTCCAGTAGGCGTAGTAGTAGTCTTTCCTCTTGAAGTTCTGCCGCAAAGTCTTCTATATGATTCATAATTGCCTCCTTAACGCACAATAGCATTATAAAATATGTTTTCTTCAAGCAGCTCTTTAATCGTTTTACCTTTGTAAAGAATAGCTGTGTCTAATTCTTCTCTAGGTACATCTAATTCGAATATACATCCATCATAGCCAACAAAGAAAGTAGCACAATCTTTTTCATTTATTAAACCTGCTACTTCTCCATCAATATAACCTGTTAAATCACATCTGTATCTTATTAAGTGTTCCATTGTTTCATCAATAGTATAATCTATCATTAAAATCCGCTCCTTGTATTAATTATATTAATTACTATATAATACACTTCAACTGGAGCTATGTATTTATTTAGATTTAGCGTCATATAGTTCTTCAATTCTGCGAAGGTACTTATACCATTCTATTGGACTATCTAAATCGCCTATAACTAATTCTACCATTTGTTGAAAGTATTCAAAGTCTTCTACGTGTTTAGATCTTTTAGCTGCTGCATATAAATCATCAAGGAATTCTAAATCCACTTTACTAAGTTTATCATTAAACAAATTAATCGCCCCTTTTTATTTGTTGTGATTCTGCCCAGTTATCGTTGCCCCAATTGCTAGTATCTAAACCTTCTAGTAGTTGATTATATACTTTTTTACCCATGCCATTGCCTCCGTGTGCTATATACCATTCACCTGCATGTAGTCTATCTACTAATGGTAAATCAGTATTAAGTAGGGCCATCTTATTAAGATGTAAATTCAGTTGTTCTAGATTCTTATCATATGAATCAAGTTTGTTTTCTACACGTCTAGCTAGGTTATAAAGTTTAAATACGCAGCCAACAATTACTGTTAATGCTGTTATTATAGAAGCTATTTCAATAATGTCCATTATTCATCTTTCTCCTTTGGCTCTGATTTATCAGAAAGACCATCTGATGATGTATCTATTACAATACCTAATAGTACTGCCATAGATAATATTGTGCCACTTATAGCATTTAAATCAAATGGAAGTGTTATTCCTAGTTGTTCAAACAGTATCACTAGTAATGATATGAAAGAACACCAGAACCATTTGTTTCTTAGTCTTGCTTTTATATCAATCTTCATCTGTTTCTCACCCTTTCTTCGTATTAAAATAGACTAGGCATTGGCGCCTAGTCTAGTTTGTGTCCTACATATTTGAGCATATCGGCTTCGTCAACTCGAAGAGAACATAGGCTTTGTAGGATCATTAATGAGCTTTCTTTATTTTTAGTTAGTCACGCTCTATGACTAAATCAACAATTGAACTTTTTTTCTGCTCGCGTTCTACGAGCAATTTTCTTATCATGTCGTAGAAATTAATCTATTGTTCTTCTGGTTCAATATATTCATCTTCTGGTATTTCTTTATAGTTTTCTGGGGAATCATAAATACCTAGATATAATAATTTTGCACCATAACCATCTGGTCCTACTAATATCATCCCTTCTTCTGCTCTTAATTCTGTAAGAGTTGTTTCTTTCATTTTCATATTATCACCGTCCTTATCTATGCTAGTGTCCATCCTTTGTTTGTCGCTATTGCTTTTTCTTCATTTGTTAGTTTCGCTAGATTAGTTGTACCTAATGTTAACTTAGTTGTTCTTGTTACTGTGGCTAGATTATTAATAATACTCATTAATGAATCGTGTGTTAAATTAGTACACGTATTAAAATTAAAAGCCGCATTGATATTCTTAGGTGCTTTAAAGTCTGTTAATGCTTTACAACCATTAAATGCACTAGTAACAGAAGTAACCTTGCCGACATCCCAACCGCTTAAATCTAACGATGTTAAAGTACAACTAGCGAATATATTCCCCATACTAGTTACTTTACTAGTGTCCCAATTACTTACATCTAATGATGTTAAACCAGTACAAGAACCAAACATATATTGCATATTAGTTACATTGCTAGTATCAAAATTACTTAAGTCTAATGATGTTAGACCGGCACAAAGGTAAAACATATATTGCATATCTTTAACATTACTAGTATCAAAATTACTTAAGTCTAATGTTGTTAGACCGGCACAACCACGAAACATATATTCCATATTAGTTACATTGCTTGTATCGAAACTGCTTACATTTAATGATGTTAAAGTACTGCAACCATGGAACATATAACTCATATTCGTCACATTACTAGTGTCCCAACTACTTAAGTTTAGTTTTCTTAAAAGCATACAACTATAGAACATATACTTCATATCTTTAGCTTGGCTGGTATCAAAATTACTTAAGTCTAATGACATTAAGTTAGAACCATAAAATAAATAAGAATAATCAGTGCTATAATTTGTTGATACATTCCACCAATATTCATAATAAGCATTGTCTCCACCACTATTGGATTCAATAGCATTTATTTTAGAAGGATAATCGGCGAAAACAGTATCCTCTGGAACTTCAACACCTTTACCTATAATAGCTTGACGTATAGCGGTCTTAGTCTGTAGAAGCTTGTTAATTTTATTAACAACGCCCATTATTCAATCACCTCACCATTAACATCATCTAGCAAAGCGCCTATATCTCCTATAAGATTATCTACATATTCTTTAGTAGCATAACTATCAAGATTAGGAACTTCACCTGGATCTCCTTTATCACCTTTTTCGCCCTTCTCACCTTGAGGACCTTTTAAAGCAGCTAATTGTTCTGGTGTAAACATATCATAAGTAAAGTCTTTACCGTCTTGTCCATCAATACCATCTTTACCAGTAGAACCTTGTTCTCCTGGGTCGCCTTTTTCTCCTTGTGGTCCAACTTCTCCTTGTATACCTTGTTCCCCTTGAGGACCCATAGGACCCATTCTTCCTTCTGGCCCTTGCTCTCCTTGTGGACCTTGTGGACCAATTTCACCTTGGATTCCTTGTTCACCTTGTGGACCAACTATAGCTAATTTATCAGCATTGGCATCAATATAATCATTAACCATTTGCTCCATATTTTCATCAAGGTTTTGCACTTGATTTATAAGGTCAAGTAGTATTGGATAATCTGGGTCAGATTCTATTTCTTCATCATATTGATTAAAGATACTGTCAGTTACACGATAATAAAATGAACCAGAAGTTAATGATTTGTCTTCACAAGATATAACTAGCTCACATTTGTATTTGCCTATCTGGTCTACAAGCTCTGGAGTAAGTTTAAATTCAAATGCGGCGTTTTCACCATCAATAAGAATTGCATCAATTTCTCTATACTCGGAAGTCTTAGGTTTAGTTGCATAGAGTTTTAAATTATAATTAGCACTGTTATCTATAGGGTTTACTTCTACAGGATACTTAGAATAATCACTAGTAACTACTGTACAAATAATATTAGCCACATTATTATCAGTTATGTTAAAGTATAGACTGTCAATACAACTAACAGAGCCATTAGATAAATCGAGTGTAATATTATAATCTCTGTTCATTTGTTTCGCTCCTTTCATCATGATAAATAATACGTGCGAGAAGCTATGTTTAACTATGATTCTCAGCACGTATGAAAGAATTGCGGGTATTCACCCACTTAATAATCTATTGTTGCTTATTTAAGATTTGTAAAAACTCAACGATGATACCCATATATCTTAAGAAAGAATATTATTATTCTTGTTTATAGTATTGTGGGTATCATCGTTTGATTTAGTCATTATTACAACTTCAATAAAGTATTGAAGGAACCAAGCGGCCCCTTCTTATTTAACATTAACAAATTCCCAACCGTCTGGTGCTGTTAGTTTGCCCACATTTTCTTCTAAGCAGTAAATCTTACGTGTTTCACCCCAATTATCTTCTGCTTCACCAGTTGGGAAACTAAATGACTCAATAATCTTTCTAATAGTATCTTCATTACAGTTGTCTAGTCTTAACGTGTGAAGTCTTCTGCAATTATTTAACATCCATTCAGTATTACAGTCTTCTCTTATCTCGAAGCTACTTAAATTTAATTCTTTTAAGTTTTCGCATTCAGAGAACATATCATACATGCTCTCAACATTACTAGTGTTAAAGCTGCTTAGGTCTAATGATTCAAGACTTCTACAACTATAAAACATATTATTCATAGTAGTTACATTACTAGTATCCCATTCGTTGATACCATTAATAGTTCTTAAGTTTTCACAATTAGAGAACATATCACTTAAGTTATCATGTTCTTTTGTTACCATAACATTAACTTCTTCAATGTCTCTGTTATCACGGAACATATCAGGTTGGTATAGTGGTATTTCTTCTTTTGGAGCAATAACTTCACCAGTAAAACAGTCAACAAACTCCCATCCATCAGGAGCTGTTAAATCAGCTGCATATTTTGGCGATACCCACATTTTTCTTGTTACTTCAATTCCTTTCTTATCAATCCATACTAAACCAGTTGGGAAACCATATGCAGTTATTACTTTCTCAAGGTTATAATTTTCACAATTGTCTAATCTTAAAGTATGTAATGATGAACAGTCTCTTAGCATACTCGTCATAGACTTTATAACTATTGGGTCGTAATTTCTTATATCTAAGTATTCTAAAGCAGTACAACCATCAAACATATTAGACACGTTAGTAACATTATCAAAAAACCAATTGCTTAAATCTATCGAAGTTAAGTTTTTACATCCAGAGAACATAAAAGCCATATCAGTCACGTTGCTAGTATTCCAAGTATTAAGATCAAAACTTTCTAATGAATCACCTAAATAACCGTAAAATAAATATCTATAATAAGTATGATTACTAGTTCTTAATGAAATGTAATCAGGTCCGCTTATTTCTACTATTTTATTAGGATAATCAGCGAAGACTACATCTTCTCCAACCTCTACACCTTTGTCAATGATAGCTTTTTTAATGGCCGCTTTTGTTTCTAGAAGTTTGTTAAGTTTGTCAGTAGTAGTACCCATCATATCTCCTCCCCATTAAGGTTGTCTAATATGGAATTAATATCACCTATAGCATCTTTAGTTGCATAAGTAATAGAATCAGTTACTAGATAATCTATAGCTGTTTCTACTTTGTTTAGTTTACCAGAAGTTATAAGGTCTCCATCAATCCACTCAGTTTTTAAATACTGCCCATTTTCTAAATCTCCAACAGGTACATCTGATTTATTATCAATAGCAGAATAATTACTAGCAGTAGCTCTACCTGCATAAGCCGCAGTATCTTGAGGTACACCTATAGGATTTTTAACTTCAAAGCTAAATGGTGCTATAGTTATACATTCATCATTTGGATTGTCGCTATAAAGTTGTAATTGTATCTGATAAGTACCAACTTCTCCAAGGTGGTCAGTCCAAGTATCATCAAGATACAGTACATATACACTATCAACAATATCAGTTATAGGTGTAGTAGAAAGTTTTTTATTAGGTCTAAGGATAATGGCTCTAGCTTTAGTTATTTCATTAACTAGGTCATATGTATCAGGAGATTTAAGAGTTATGTTAAGTGTAATACCTCTATCATATCTGTAAAGTATAATATTTTTATCTAGGGATACATTAGTATCCGTGATAGTAAGTGTTAAATCACGAGAAATCATTATATCAGTCCTTTCTTTTGTATTAAAATAAGGACGCGTAATGAGCCGCGTCCTCTAGTCTACATATTCAAATTGCCAGTTTTCAGGAGGTGTTAATAAACCTTCATAATCTCGTTTTACGTATATTTTACGTATTACACCACTAATTGAACGAGTTGGAAAGTATTGTGATGTTATAATTTTATTAATTGTATCAATATCACAGTTATTAAGTTTTAATGTATGAAGTTTGTGGCATCCAGTAAACATACCTTCTGTATTGGTTACATTATTCATATCAAAATTACTTAAGTTCAATATTTCTAAAGAACTACACATAGTAAACATTCTATACATATTAGTTACATTATTAGTATTAAAATTACTTAAGTCTAATGATGTTAAATTAGTACAATAATTAAACATATTACTCATATCAGTTACTTTATTAGTATACCAGTTACTTAAGTCTAGTGTAGTTAAATTATTACAATTCATAAACATAGAACTCATATCAACTACATTATGAACAGACCATCTACTTATATCTAAAATTGTTATGTTACTACATTCAAAAAATATACCATTCATATCAATAACTTTATTTGTATCAAAATTGTTTAATGCTAATGAAGTTAAATTGCTGCAACTAAAAAACATACTACTCATATCAGTTACATTCTCTGTATTAAAGCTACTTAAGTCTAATGATATTAAGTTCCTACAGTTATCAAACATACCTTTCATAGTAGTTGCACTACTAGTATTCCAATCATTTAAATTTAATGAAGCTAATGATATACAGTAGCTAAACATATACATCATATCTTCAACACTAGATACATTCCAATTACTTAAGTCTAATTCAGTTAAAGATTCACAATTATTAAACATATGGCACATACTAGTTACATTCTTAGTACTTAAACCATTTGGAATAAATGTATTTAAAGAGCTGCAATTATAAAACATATTACTCATATCTGTAATACTAAGTGTATTCCAGCTACTAGTATCAACAGATGTTAAATAACAGCAGTTTTTAAACATATCGAACATAGAAATAAAATCAAATGCACCACAATGTTTTACTGTTTTTATAGGTGAACAAGGCTCTGCTTCAAAGAACTCAATTTTAGTAGTAGCTTCTGGGTACCAAACTATAACTCTTTTTATGTCTTTACATAAGACCGATGTATCAGTAGTTGTGGAACCATCATTAAGTGTTATTTCAATTTCTGTGAAATAATCATAAGAGTACCCGTTTTTTGTATGAATGCAAGGTAATCCATAATGTGAATCTAAAGAAGAACGAAGGCTTATGTCTAGAGGTTCAACAGTATATTCTATGCAAAATTTACTATAATAAACATAATATCCATTGTATTTTATAGAATGTATTTCTCTATCGTTAAAATGGCCGCCTAAACATATATCTCTGTCTAATCTCATATTATATCACTCACCCTAATATAAAGCACATTTGGCTCTTCATAAGTAGGATATTGAGTTACTATTTCAATTCTAGTGATATTTTGAGAACAAGTAATAAAACCTCTAGTTATATCAGCTTTATTTTCATCTGTCATATCATCGTAAGTAAAAGATTTTCCTTCTTCTCCTTTTGGACCTCTAGGACCCATTATGTTAACTGGTTCTGGATTATCTAATTCTAAATCATTAGTCCAAGATAAATCACCAAAAGTATCTACATGTGGGAAATAAATAGCTTTAGCTTTTTGAGTTCTTACTAGATATTCAATAGCGTCTTCCATTTTATTAAGGTGAGCAGAAGTTATCATATCTCCTGGTTCCCAATTAGTTTCTTCATATTCACCATATGGTAATCTTCCATCATCATCAATCTCGCCATCTTCTGCTTCAGAACCATCGGCAACACCTCCATCAGCACTAGGAGGATATGCTACTCCTTCTTCAGGTTGGAATCCTATAGGTTTAGCTACTGTAAAATCAAATGGTGGTAATGTAACTCTTTCATTTATATAATCAGAACCATATAATTGTAATTGTATTTGATATTTTCCTACCTCTACATCGGTCCATTCAATAGGGATAGTTATAATTACACAATCATCTTCAATAGGTTGTCTAGGACACTCAATCATACGGTTATCATTAGTATCCTTAGAATTAATTTCAGGTCTAAGAATAAGGGCTCTAGCAGATATTATAGATGTATCTGCCACAAAATCTTCTTCCATTATCTTGTTAAAAGCGAATTTATATTTTAATACTTTAATTCTAAGAGTTATACCTCTGTCATGTTGATATATGACTAAAGGTTCATTAAGTGAGGCTTTATCATTATTTATTGTTAAAATTAAATCTCTTTGAATCAATTTTACCAACACCTTTCTTATTTATTATTCATTAGTTCTTGAATCAAGGCTTCTAATTGTAGTACACGGTTTGTTAGTTCTTTAATACATACATTTTGATAGTAGTCCATGTCTGTGATGCTTTGGTAATTAGAATTAGTATAATCACCTTCACTGTAGGTAGTCACACTTACACCATCAGAAGTTAATCCAGCAGCAAGAGTTGATATTTCTATTTGTGCTGTACCTATTTGATTATCAATATATTTGATACAAGTATCTAATACAAACCTAAATTCTTCATAAGCGAAACAGAATTTTTGATATCTAACATCGAATTCTCTTTTTTCATTTAATGAAAGTGTTTGGTCCTTAATTATATTATTCAAACAATCAACAACATCATTTCTGTAAAAATCATAAGAGTCATTTTTTGATTCTTCTAAAACAGCTTTATAACTGTAATTGTTCATATCTTTTATAGTGAAAGTTATAGGGTCTGACTCAATAGAATTTCCTGAAGAATCAGTGGCAACTACATAAATAGAATGTTCTCCAGATTTAAGCCCTTTACCAAACACATAATGATATTTACTATTATTGTATAAATGACTATAAGCTTCAAAATCAGTTGCTTCATCATCAACAAATATTTCGTGTTCTACTTCTGTATCTAAATCATCTTCAACTAAATATTTTAAAATATAAGAACCATTATAAAATGTATCTTCTATAGATAAATTCTTTGCAAAAACAGGAGGTTCATCTTCTCCTTGAATATGTACTCCATAAGACTTGGATATAGTTTTAGGTTCATCTTTATTTACCCATGTTCTTGTATATGTACAAGTTACAGTGATTATATAATCGCCCATTTCAAAACATGTTAATTTAATATAACCATTTTCTAAAGATACAACATTTAAAGTATTACTACCATTAGTTTTCTTAATTGAAACAGATACAGTCTTTTCTATTAAATTAGTATTGGATATACTATATTTAATTAGATTAACTTTATCTACAAAAGTAGTTAAAGGGGTTTTAGGTAAATAAATAACAGGTACATAATTCTCACGAGAGACTAGCGAAGCAGTGCATTCAGCATATATACCAGGTTTAGTAAGCGATAAGCATCTAATTATACATGTAGTTTCTTGAGTCGCATTTGTATTAGGAGAAAGTCTACCAGCTTTATTAATTATAGCGACATCATCATCATTTGAAGACCATACTATACTAGATTGAGTTGTATTCTCAGGGATAAGTATAGCCTCAAGTGTTTCATATGCACTGTTATCACCAATTATAAATGGTATATCATCTACATCTAATTCTATATAATCTAATGGAATTGATTGAGATACTTTGACTGTAACATACCCCATAGGTTTATGTGAAGTGGTATCTACACAACCTATAGTAGTTGTTCCTTCTCCAGCACCTTTGATACAACCAAATTCATCTACTGTGGCTATATTGGTATCTAAAGATTGCCACTCTATTCTTTGTCTGATATTCTCATTTGTATTAGATTCATTTAAAAGAATTGCAGTAACTCTAAATAAATCACCTATACCTATATTTACTTCTTCTTGAGATAATAATACTCCAGTTGATGATTCAAGAGACTGAACTACATTTAACTTATATGATGCATACCTACCAGTTCTATGATTTATTGCAGTTATAGTACAAACACCTAATGTCATAGCAGTTACATTACCAAAAGCATCTACTATAGCTATTCTTTCATTACTACTAATCCAATCTATTGGTACTTCATATCCTCTAATAGGGACAACTAAACAAGAAACTTTATCTATTTGACGTGACTTCATATAAGTTTCTTCGTATGGAAGTTCTAAAACAATATCATTACTGTATTGCAATTCGTCAGTAGCATAAATGATAAATGATTTTTTAAATATAGTTCCATCTTGATTTGTATGAGAAACAGTTAATTCAGTTTTTCCTGAAGATTTAACTAAGAACTCTATAGTATTAGATGTATTATATTGTCCAAGCCCGCTATTCTCAACATTGTCTATGATATTAATTACACTTAATACATCTCTATCATAATCAAGATCCATTGTTATAGGAGGATACATTTCACTGAATGTTGTTTGTATAGTGAATGAATCACCTTCTAGGAAATCAAGAACTTTAACATTTTTATCAAAGCCTTCTATATATGCGTCGAAGTAATCCATTATACTATACTTAATAGTACCCATACCATTAGCGTCTATTTCAACACATTTATTATCAATAATTACATTTTGTAAGATATACATTTTGCATTGTGGAGAGAAGTATCTAAGATATTCTATAAAATTATAGAAACCATCACAATAAAGTGTTCCATCATTATCTTTTGTTAAATAATAGCTATTTCTAATGTATATAAATTTATTCTCACTTGCATTCTTACCAGAATCAAGTTTAAACTTAGGTGTATATTCTCCATCAGATGTATACTCCCACACTAAACACCCATCTTCGTAATTATATGGATTATCAAAATCACCAGTTCTACTATTAGAAGCACTTTCTGTATAATAATTAAATTCTCCATTATAACCTATATATAATGGGTTAGACATTGAATTACTTTCTACTGGTGGAATTATATAGAGTTTGTAATTTTCAGATTGAACCCAATCAATTTTAAAAGTGTATAGAGTCCACTCTTTTTTAGTAGTTAATACTTCATTAATATAAGTATTTTTAATGCCGTCAACCAAGATTATTTTAAATTTTGTGCCTTCTGGTAAATCACTTCTATACCATAATCTTAATCTTGCAGTAAATTCATCTATATTATAATCTGTACCTTGAATCTCAGGCATTCTAAAAGAGTAATATGCACCAATACGGTTAGTCTCAAGGTAAGACAATGAACTACTAGTAGAAGTATGATAGACACTATGAATTAAATTACTAGTGTTTCGATAAATATCTTCTGGTGGCTTTATTTTAGATTCATCTGAAGTTAATACCTGTCTTCCAAGACCACTTGAATAAAAACTTGCATCATCTAATAAATTTATATAACCTATTTCATTTGTTTCTACTGCAACTACATCCATATAATGTGGGCGTAATCCATTAATATCATAGAATGTACACTCATCTCTGTCATCATAACTTAACATATCACACCCAAAACCTAGAGCGTAAATACCAGGTTCTAGTGTAACTATAACAGTGAAAGTTTCAAGATAGATAGGCTCAACTGTGTATTTTGATTTATGAATATAATCTTTATAGGTACCGGCTATGTTAAATTTATCTACAGACAGAGTATCAAGGGTTCTAACTTTATATATATAGAAACAAAAATCTGTGCCGCTAAATTCATCAAAACATGTTACCTGAAATTTAATACGCAATCTTACATTACTTTGATAATCGCTAAGGTCTATAGCTTGATATATACCAGGAATCTCGTCATATTCTAATCTAGGAGTTCCATTTAGACTATCAACATAACTAGGGACAGAGGTATTAGAATTATAAGTAGGTTTAATATTTAAATTTATATGCTTCCAATCTGCTATTTTATATTTAATATCAGAATAAATATAATCATCATCATATATACATTTAAAACTATCATTTTTAATTAAGTTTGCCACTATATCAACTCCTTCCTATTTTAAATATTTATTATTTAGAACCAATAAATATTGTTCATTAAACTTTGTATCATCAGTTTCTATTTTTTGTAGTATTTCATTATATGTTTTTAATTTGTCAGAACTAACATTGTTTGATATAGTATCTATTAATTTATCCATTCTATCTATATCGTCTTTGACATTAGATAAAGTTGTTAGACTCTTGCTTAAATTATCTATTTCATTGTTTATCTTAGTTACAGAACTTTCTAAGCTATCTATCCTTGAAGAAATTGTTCCTTTATAATTAATATTTTTCTCTGATTCTGCTTTACATACAGACTCAATATCAACACCACATCCGCCTGTGAAGCTAAACTTCAATCTAAGAGCAGGGAATAATACAGGTGTTTCATAATTATATATTTTGATTGTGTCCCCAGGTTGTAAAGTAGGGTCGCCTTTTGCTCTTATTTTCACTGGGCTGTATTTTATTTTATCAAGAGTGTTTAATAGGTCTGCCAGTCTACTTTCATTATAAAATGGATTTTCAAATGAAAATGATGCAAGAGTATTTTCACCTGCTTCAAGAACTTCTCCTGTAGAAGTAGTACAATAAACTGTATTTACTTTATAAGATGCTTCTCCATAAGTAGGATTAGCGTATTCATTAACTGCATATGATTTTACAACACTAGACTCGTATACATTAATCTTAATTAATTTAAGTTTTCTATCCCCGTCAACTATAAAATTCCCCTTTAAATATGCTGCAATGTAAGATAAAGCTTGCCCTACGCTCATACCAAAGCATACTTGATTAGAATCTGATTCTACTTCTACATAATTGCCTTCGTCAGTTAAAACAATATGAGATACATATTCTGGTCTATATAAATTGTCATTAGGTATATCAGGAGAATAACCTATATTTAATATTTCACATAGTTCTCCAAGTACATCATGAATCCTAGCTGGAGAACTATCAGTGTAAGCATAGCCACTCTTATAATCTTCTTCTAACTCAGATTTGTATAAATCATCATATGCTTCTATAGTTTTTGATAATTTACTACGCTTTATATTGAACGCGTAGAATCTACCCATAGGTATAGGTATTTTAATAAGTTGTCCATTCTTATCAATCTCTTTAGTTTTTAAATAGACTGTAATATCTATTCTATCGCTTTCACGTATCTCTACACTAGAAGCTACTGTGATTGTTAATTTAGCTGAGGCTAAATTACCTATAATGTATTCTTCTGCTCCTGATATTAAGTCATGTTCAATATAAATTGATGATATATCAGATTCAGATACTGGGTTTCCTTCTATACTACATTCAAATTCAAACTCACGGTTATTCTTATTTATGTAATTTCTATAATAAGATTGATATTGACTTGGTATTTGATACATTAAATCACCTACTTCTCTATAAAGTTGGCTGAGAAACTTTTGAAAATTAGTCTACCGCCAGCTATAGAATATACTGGTGCGCTTCTATCTCCTACATAGAATGTTTTTGTAGTAGGACCTTCAAGTGGGTCATAATAGTGTATATCAAAGAACACGTCTTGCATTTCATTTAATAATTGTTGCATTTGTTTAGCATCTAAAGCGTTCCATCTACATTCTAATTTAACCTTTACAGCGACTCTATCTCTTTGCATTTCACCACTAAGACTTCTAAATGATTCTTCAGAGTCTAAGTCGTATCTCTGACATACCACTTCTGCTGGCTGTGGTACATTATGTCCATTGATTGTTAAATAAGTTACTGCCATTTAGATTACTCCTTTCTGTAGTTAATCATTTATTACATCTTCATTGTTTGCAACAAAAATAAGGAGGGAAATTATTTCCCTCCGTGTATTGTTATATATCTAATCATTTATTTCTACTTCATAATTTATCATTGCATTGTATAATACCTCTGGTATTAAATCTCTATACTCGTCTGCCATATCCTTAATAACTTGTTCTTTATATTGCTTATAAGATTCAAAAGCTTGTTCTGGTGTGTCATAATAGCCTAAATGCACTATATGACCCGAACCATTATTACAAGATACTCTATACTTGTTCTGGTGATAATTAACACCTATAGGTAGATTACCTCTATCTCTATCACGTTTAGTAAATATACTATTGATACACTTAGGAACAAATACACAAGTGTCTGGAGAATACGTTTTATTGCCTTTACATGTTATATCTTTATCAAGAGCCATTGATTGACCTTCAATTTCATAATAATTATCATAATACCATTCAGCGAAGTTTTGGAAGTTATGCCATTCTTCGCATACTTCACATCCTATATATGTTGGGTTTTTTGATAGGCATTGTGAATCATAACATCTTCTAATCATACCCCTCCATGCTTCGTAACTATCTTTATTATCTTTATAGTTATAATCACCTTGTCCGATATAACCTATATCATAAATAGATGCATGATTTGGATTTTTAATAGCACCTTTTTTAAAGTCGCCATATTCTCTATTGGTAACTATAGTTCCATCTTCAAATTGTACGTCGATGTCTTTATTTTTTCTGTATTCTATAATAGCCATCATACATCCTTGATTGTTTAATGCTTGTTCACCTATTCTATTAACCAACTCAAACCATCTCCTTATTAATGTTTTATTTCTAATATATTACCGATGGTTTGAGCCAGTTTATTATTTAATTAAATTTGAAGAAGGGTTCTACCACTTTCTCTTTGTAGTTTGTTTATGCTATTAATTGCAGCACGTGCAAGCTCACGTTCATTCACTTTAAGAATAATGTCTCTGTTATCATTTGTATTGTTATTATTGTTATTATAAGGGTTAGATTGTTTAGCTAATGCATTATCAACAGCCTGTCCAAGTGCCATAGCTATCTTACTAGTAAAGCTTGTGTTTTCCAAAGGCATAACGAGTTCTTTTCCTGCTTCGCCACCCATATGCATAGTATTGCCTGTGAATCCAAGAGGTGTTATTCCATCTATAATACCACCACGTTTATACCATTCTACACTGAATTTAGGTACACTAGGTGGATTTAAACTAAAACCACCAGAAATAGATAAATGAGGTAATTTAAGTTTAGGTAAAGACCAGTTAGCATTGCTTAATGTTCTACCTATATTACTAATTATATCTCCTATTGCTTTTTTAGCATCTTCAAATGGTTTAGTGAATTTAGTCTTAATATCTGATAAACCTTCACTGATTTTTGATGCGAAGCCAGAAGCTTTAGTTTTAGCATCATTTTTCAAATCTTCCCACTTAGGTCCTAAAGCAGATTTAATTTCATCTATTTTAGATGTGAAAGTAGATTTCATTTCTCCAAATTTAGATGTAGCTTCATTTACTACTTCTCCTACTTTAGTGACAGTAGCAGATTTTATATTTTCCCACTTAGTAATTGCTTCACTTTTTACTTCTTCAAGTTTAGTGCCTAAATTAGTTTTTAAAGCACTATATTTTTCTTCAGCATCAGCTTTTAAATTATTAACTATTTCAGATGTTTTAGATTTTATATTTTCCCACTTAGTTTGCATATCAGATTTAAGTGTTTCCATCTTAGAACCAAGATTGTTTTTAAGTGTTTCATATTTATCTTCTACAGTTGATTTTAAGTTGCTTACTAATTCACTAGTTTTAGTTTTGATATTGCTCCATTTTTCTTCGCTAGTTTTTCTCCATGTCTCTAACTTATTAGTAAGATTATCTTTCATAGTGTTATATTTATCTTCTATAGTTGATTTTAAATTACCTACTAACTCGCTAGTTTTATTTTTAACCTTAGTCCATTTTTCTTCACTATTAGAACGCCATTTTTCCATAGTGTCAGTAAGAGTATCTTTGAATTTAGAATATCTTTCTTGAACTGTATCTTTTATATTAGTTGTTATTTCATTTGTTTTATCTTTGATATTGTTCCATTTTTCTTGACTGTTTTGTTTCCATGTTTCCATAGTATCTGTTAACTTGTCTTTTAATTCAGTATATTTTTCTACTGCTTTTTCTTTTAAGTTAGATGCAATTTCAACTGTTTTATCTTTGATATTTGTCCATTTTTCTTTTGTATCTTCATAGATATCTTTGCATTTTGTTGATACAGTTTCTTTGATTTCACCCCATTTTTCAGATGTTGCTTCACAAAGTTTGCCCCAGTTTTCAGATGCACTACTAAGTATACCTTCAAACCAACCGAATATAGTTTCACCTATCTTAGTAAATATTTCACTAATAGCACTTATCATATTCTCAATACCTTGGATTAAACCTTCGATTAAGTTAACCCCTAAGTCTGCAAATACAGTAGATGGTGAATGTATACCGAATAACTCTTTAAAGAATCCTACTATTGTGTCAAATAAGAAAACTATAGCATCCCAAAGTAATCCTGGTAATGAGCATATACCCTTAATTAGTCCTTTGATTAAATCTACACCAATATCAACTAACCATTGAAGTATTTCTCCAGTTAATTTAAATGCATTCTTGATAAGACTAGCAAATGCTCTACCGACTTTTTCTCCGTCGCCTTCAAGTATACCAACAATAATATCTATAACATCTTGGAATATATCTTTAATTACATCTATTACATCTTTAAGTCCTGCTAATTTTTCAGCTAACCATTCTATTAACTCCGCACATTTTTTTATCATTTCTTGACCAGCAAATGAATTTAAGAATGATGTAACTGCATCTATAAGTCCTCCAGTTAAACAAGCAGATAAGTCAAGAAGTATTGCTAATATATCTCCTAAGTGTTTAAAGAAATCACGTCCACCATTATCCATAAAGTTTTGGAATGATTTCGTACAAGCATCTACAAATCCATTAATAGAATCAAATAGTTTATCAAATGAATCTAACATATCTTTAGTATTTTCATTCTTAGCTGGATCCAAATGCTCAAATAATTCAGTAAGCGTTTGAGAGAATTCATCAATAACAGTACCTATAAGCTCTCCTAGATTCATAAATACATCGCCTATAGAGTTAGTTAATTCTTGTCCACCATTTTCAAATGTAGATGATAATAGGTCGCCAAATGCAGTACACATTTCACTAAGACCTTTAAATGCTTCTTCCCAAGCTTTTAGGAAGCCTTTAGTATAGTCATTTTTAGCAGGGTCTAAGTGGTCCCATAAGCCATCAAGGTTTTTAGCCGCAGTATCAACTATTCCTCCAATTAAACCAAGTATGCTATTAAATGTATCTCCTATAGCATTTACTACATCTTGACCGCCATTTTCCATAGTAGACTTAAGGAAACTAGAGAAACTTAAAGCCATATCCCCTATAGATTTAAATGCTTCCTCCCATGCTTTCATCATGTTTCTAGTTATATCATTATTAGCTGGGTCTAAATGCTTAGATAGTTCGCTAA